AATGATCCAAAACGAATTTTTCAAACGATTGACAGAAAATCATCCGTTCATAACAGTATGTTCATATGCCAACCAGGACTATGTAGGAATTGTACAGAATAGGGATGATATGGTCACCACTATATACGATTATGGCGCTATAACTGATGCTATCATAAAGGAAAAGTTCCTAGAACTAGGAGAGATTTGGTGGTGGGAATCCAATAGACTTGTACCCATCAATCTGTTTCTAAAAGATGATTGGTTGCCCTTTAAACCCTATCTCAGGACTTTTACTAACAAAAGTCTAGTAGTGGTTCACGGCCCAACGTGTAGTATGAATGAATTAAGTAAGCGCCGCAGTAAACGCCGTAGCATCACCCTCGTCAAGAGAATGCCCTAACAAATTCATGTGAACAACTACTAGTTGTGCGTAGGCTACACTATGACTACGTTTGAATATATACCCATCCGTTCCCTTATCCCAGACAGTTTTATTAATCTCAGACCAGACTTTCCCGATCAAATGTTTTTTACCAGGACGAATGACTGCTAAGAACATCGCTAATCTTGGAATACTATCTATAGGTTCTGGCATCTTCTCTAAGTTATAAAACTGATTGTTCAAGTGAATCAGTTTCTCAACAAAAGATTTATCCTTCAGTTTACTCCAATCAGGTTCAACCATCAACTCAACTAGATGTTGTTCATCACGAACATTCTCATATACGTGAACATTTAACAAATCTAGTTTAAAGTATCCGCGCTTTTCTGCTACTGTATAATCAATGCTTGCTATATCATGTATTGGGTCATAGGGAATAGGTGTAACATATACACCAGTAGCATGTTTACGAATAGGATTGACATTACGCATTGCTGCGTTAGTATGCTTAATCAGTTCAAGCAGTCTATCTCTTGAACCAAAGTCAATGTCAATATCACTATCTATTCTCACGGTGGCATCACTCCTGCTTTGATTAGTTTACTATACGCTTTTTGTACGACAATAGCTTGTCTTTCGGCATCCTCGACCGCTTTATGTGTCGTAGAATGTCCGCCATCACTTAGTTTGACGCCTGCAATTTCATACAACGTTCTAGTGTCTCGTACGGTATAGAATGGCCATGGTATTCGCATTCCAAGTTGGCGCCATGCGGTTTCCGCAACAACGACATCAAATGAAGCCCCATTAGACCACACAGCGCGGCGATTCCAACAAAACTTATAAAGGGCTTCCATACATTCGCTATATGAAATACGTCCCTGATCTCCCATTGCTTCTTCTCTTGCAGCTTCGGACTGCTCTCCCCACCATCTAATAGTATCTTCATTAATAACCCTATCGTATTTTTCAGTTTGTTCATCAATTGTAGGACGCAATTCTAATCGTTCTACTACACCACTACCTTTAGGATCAAACCTTACAGCTCCTATAGTTAGTATAACACAAAATGGACTTGTGTCAAGTGTCTCCATGTCAATCATTATATCATTTGCCATTACATTTGCCACATTTCATACATTGTTATAAATTTATCATCCCACAACTCTATTGTAACACATCCTCCAGCTAAAGAGAAGTCCCAACCTCGGTGTCTTTCACCAAAATTTCTTCTCATCCATTTTACTATAGTAGTCGGATCTTCTTTGTGATACCTACAATCTCTGTTGTAGACTGTTTTGTGTCCAGATTTAGATTTACTGTCACGGCACAGTTGGCTACTTGTAAATGTTGTTGCCGGGGCAAATGAGCCAGTGTTTATATATGCCATATCATCCCCATTTTAATAAAAATATCAAGTAAAGTTTTTCATCTACCACCAGATACCCATCAGTGATGTTACCATTTACTATATTCATTTTTACACCATACTTCTTTTCGATATAATCTTCAAAATCATATGCGTCAAATTCTGTTTTAGTTTCCATGTACTCTACACGAACTTTTTTTAATGCTTCCCAATACTTCCAACGATTCTTTCGTTGATGTAATGCTGGATCATCGTCATCATAATCCTGAAATGATTTTGATATATTGGTCATGCCCATCTCAATGCAAAGTAAGTACTGTATTCTTCTTTATAGAAATTAAACACCGCTCGGCGATCTCTTGTATCATATGTAGAAGAACGATGATATGCCCAATCAAAATCTACTCCATCAGTCCAGCCGTGTGCTTGCATTTGATGTACTATTTCTATTACTTCATTCGCACTTTTGCCGTAGATGGTTACAGATTTCATTCCCAGCGCAACAAAAACAATGTTAAATCTTCATCACGGGTAAGCATTATTTCAGATTGGTTGATGTTATCTACCCAACGATTACTTCCAGTTTCTTCATCATATCCTGAATTGCCGTAATTCTTTTTACACCATTTCTTGATTTCTTTGGTGTCAACTTCTTCTTGGTTCTTCCAAGAAACAGTATGTATATTAACTGTGCTACCAAAATAGCGTGATGTTTTATGTGTAAATTTGCTCATGACCATCTCAATATGAAAAAGGTTCTATCTTGTTCATCACGGAACCAATACTTACGATTGCTGCCTACCCAACGTGCGTTTTCTTTATGCCAATTATTATCACCCATTATGTTTAGCAGCCATTTGTCCATGTCATACCACTCTTTCTCCTCGTAGTTGTGTGGACGTACCCAGTAGGGCCATTTAGGTTGATTGTCAGCATAGCCAGTTTCAAGACGTTTCATATTGATTTCATCTATCCATTGTTTTGCTAAATGAGATAATCTTAATCTATCTTCAGCCATAGCACGTTTCTTTATCATAACCAAACCAATCCAAACCAAGTTGCATGTTCAGGGGTATCAAAATCTACTGTAATAACACTATGTCGTATACTCATAGCGCCTATTTCTCGTCCCAACTTCATATGCCAGCCTTTGCCATGCCAAAAGATTATTGGTTGGCAATGTAATAGTGGACCAATGTTTTCTTGTAACCAATGTAACATTGGTGCCCATTGTTTCCCATACACTTTTACAGTAGCGGTCATTCAACCCAGTCTTTTTCCAAAAGTTTTAAATGTTTTTTCATTATAAAATGTATATCACAATAAGGATCACCATGGTTACCTTGTACTAATGTCATATACCAACCCTGTCCTTCCCAGGCAACAATAGGCTTAGCGGCAACTAATTTGCCTATGTTTTTCTGTAGCCAAATTAACAGGGCGGCATAGTCTGCGCCCCATAATCTGGCCACATATTTGTAAGTCACTTGTTTTGTTTTTGTTACCATCTTAAACTACAAAAAATGTAGTCTCGTTCATATCTAAATTTTATTCTTACTTCAAATTCATCCCAGGTGCACAATGTGTGCCTTTCATAATTTTCAATTTTATTACATAACCAATCTATCACTTCAATACGATGCAGTTGCCGGCGGTTTTCATCTAGTTTAATAACACGTTCATGCCAACCCGGTCGTATATCTTCCCATCTTCTCATAACCATCTTAAACTAAAATGTATCGCATCACGCTCATCTTTAAATATAAAATCCATATAATCTTCTGTCATGTGTGTGTAAAACTTCTCACCCGGCAAATCAAATTGTTCTATTGCCCAAATACAAGTTTCATCCCAATCACTGATTGTATCACCCTTCATCCAAGGGATACGAACCCTAGTACCCTGCTTCGCCGAGGGTATCTTTAATTCGTTTCGTAAGTTCTGCGTCACGTTTAAACCTTATTGCCCACTGTTCTGGATTCACATAATCAATGATCATTTTAACATGGCCTTCATTTAATGTATCTAGAAAACGGACACCGCTGTCGCTTTGATACAACAGCCATGGACTAATCTTACCCGTTGTTATCGCATAACAAATCTTATTTGCATTCCCATATCTTAACATGTCATGTGGTAATATTTTGGCATCAGTTGCCATTTCCATACAATACTCAATACTACGATGAATTGCATCAAATGCATCTTCATGTCGCAAAAACTCAATTAGATATTTAGTATAGGTGCTATCACTACACCAATTGTCAATTTTAACTTGATTCTTTAGCAACCAATCAACAAATCTCGGTATATTGATAGCGTTGATATTGACACAATAATTACCAAACTTAACAAACGCAATGTAATATGGATTCTTAATGAAATCTTCTTGTTTAAGATTCTTTCTTTTTGATGTGTTCTTCTTATAAAACTCTAACCAACATTGAAAACCAATTCTATTTCCATGATTGTCTTTATCTAACCATCTACGCTTTTGTTCACAGACATGACTAAGCGTGGTTGATTCACGCAAGAACTCTCTCTTGCAAAATTCACAGCCATATTTAGCTGTCTTTTTAATTGCCGAGGTCTCTTTCATATTGCTTAAGTTGTTCTTCAGTAATAGTTTCATTTAATGTCTCAATGTCTGTTAGTTTCATATTAGGAAACAATTCTGCTAATTTAAGTTTGCGTTTTTGATTAACTACAAACGCTTCGCTTACTGCGTCAATGTCATCACTATCTGCTCTGGGATATATCTTTTTGTAATATTCTTTGATATCTTTTAGTTTTGCGGGTGCTTGTAACTTACTTACTTTGGGGCTGATGTTGGGTATCCACTGATGAAATTGTTTACCTGACCCCGGGCTACTAGCACACATCATTAACCATTGTAGTTTAGGATGTTTCTGTATGTTCTCATTAAATAGATACTTGTTTGCATACTCAGCCGTACTCATTACATAATAACGACTTAACCCCTCACTACCTTTAATAGCACTAAGCCATTGTATCATTGTGAACGGGACAAACTTCTTTTGTTGTTCAGGACTTAGTCTATCAAAAAAATCATAATCTTTCTTATCTAGTGCGGCAAGGACCTCAAACAAGTCTAAATCTTGTTTGTCAAATTTCTCATCAACAGGTGTTGCTACTTTTTTTGTTGCCATTAGAATGCCTGACTATAATCTATTATCTCACAGTTACGACTAATCTCTTTTACAAAATATACACATTCGGGTTTAGGTCCATCATTCAATGGAACACATAAAAATTGTCCGTTCTTCAATCGTGGAGCATACCATGTTACATCGTGATAGATATCTACAATCTCAATGGGTAAGAACGTAGGACTAAAACTAGTTAATGGATTAAACTCAAACGCATTAAACCCTCTATCATTAATACTTGTTAGTGGCAATGTTTCTAAATCTCCATGTTCTTTTTCACCAATCAATATCTGCCAATCTACTGGCATCTTAATCGTGTGCTTACCAATCTTCAATACAAGTGCCGGGGCATTAAAACTTTCTAAAAAGATTAATGGAATATAATGATAATCTACATTACTTGGGTTACTGTTATCTAGTATCGCAAATCGTAAATCATCTATCTCCTCTGGCAATGTCTCTAAGTTATAGTATTCGTTATCTAGGGTTAAAATTCTCATAGTATTATTATATCATTTATATGTAAGTTTTTCAACATCAAATGGATAGTTTGCCTCTTTATAAAATGCTTTTCTTTGTGTAAGATGCCGTTTAGCAAACTTACAATTACTTGTGATATCCCAAATCTGAACAAAGTTTTTATCTTCGGCTTTACGAATACCACGCCCAATACTTTGTATTACCCGAACAAAACTCTTGCCCGGTTCAATAAGAACAAGATTAAAGATTCGGGGAATGTTAATACCGACGGCAGCAACGCCGTATGTTGCAATAATTATTTTGTTAGTTGCTGTTGCAACCTCATCATATTGTTCTTTGCGTTCATCCATCCCAGTGTTACCTGATACGAATACAACATCATATTCTGTTTTGAAATCTCTAAGTAGTTCGGCTAACCTATTATGTAGTTCTTTACCTGCTGCTACTCTATCAACTAATATCAATGTGTTGCCACTATTCTTAATCACATCGACCAATTGAGCAATTTTATTTAATCGTTTATCATCTTCAAGTAAGTATTTCAACTCACTCTGATAGTTACTAAACTCAACGCCATCTTGTAGTTGCACAATGTTAACGTGGCATTGTGATAATACACCTCTGTCTTGTAACTCACTAGCTGATAACCTATTAATGACATTACCAAGGCTAATAAAGATAGCTTGACTTGCAAATTTCTCTTTAGGAATAGTACCAGTTAAGCCCCAACGAATTGGTATGTTGCTCATTACACCGGTGAGTAATTCTTTTAATGCGTCAGCTTTGGCCATGTGCACCTCGTCAACCATGACACAAACTACACCTTCAAGGAAGTCACCAATCTCAACTTCTGCTTCACCTGCTTTTGTTTTCTTAAGCATATTGTTAAGACTTTGCCAAGTGCAGATTGTATGTGTCTTGTTGTATTCTTTTCTATCACCAAAGTATACACCAACATCTAATCCAAGATTGATGTAATCTGCTTCAGTTTGTGTTACAAGACTTTTGTTCGGGACGATAACAATACTACGTCCGTAACTTTCAATAGACCAACTTAATGCTGCTGTGATTAATGTCTTACCTGCACCTGTAGCAATCTCTTGTAGTGATTGTGGGTTCTTTAGAAATTCATTAATGATTGATATTTGATAGTCACGCAATACAACGGGCTGTCCTGCGATGGGATGCCCTTCGGGCCAATTCTTATGTTTGAACGTAGCCTCGGACACTTCAGCAAAATTGAATGTTGTGCTGTATGTACGAAGGTCCTCTAGTTCAATATCATAACCCTTCTCATCTATGTAAGGAAGTATTTCGGGTAGTAGATTGACATAGCTACTGCCACCGAGACTAAAGAAACTAACCTTACCATTCCATCTACCTAGACGGACCGCGGGAAGATACCTTGCACCGGGCACTTCGTACTCAAACATTTTTACTAGGGATTTACGTTCGGTTAGTTCAAGTCCCTCAATCTTTACATTGACTTCATCCCTGACGATTATTTTACATTGTTTCATAATTAGTACTTAGTATAACATAAACTAATTAGTAATTGCAAACATAAAGGCAAAAAAAGGGGAACATAAAGTTCCCCTATAAAATCTATATAAAGAAAAGTCAATTACGCATTCTTCATGCAAGTAGTACGTGCTAGATTCTTCCAGTTTGCCGGGCTGATCTTAACTAGATCGGCAATCTTCAAACACATACGCAAACTCATTTCACGCAGTTTGCCGTGATTTTCCCACATGAAATCTAGAATTTCAGTTGATTGGGTTTCTTCAAAGTTGTAATCAACAAACAACCCACCTTCAGCATCACGATGGACCTGCTTGATACGCAACATTTTGTCACGCTCACTATTGATAGTGAGGTCCAGAAAGTGACAACGACTTTGCAATGCTTCCAAGTGATCTTGCAATTTCTTGCTTTTCACATTTTCAAATTTCAAGTTAGTAATAAAGATAGCACTACCATTGAAATTGAATTGATTTGGGATACCTTCATCACGTAGCAAACGACTGTCACTATTCCAGCAAATCTTGCGGGTCTTGCCACTATCCAATGCTGCCTTAAGAATGTTCAAAGCCAATTCATCGGCGAACACACTATCGCAGTCATCAAAAATCAACACATTTTTAGTGTCAGAATATTTGTACAGTTGAGCATACAACCCTAGCGCAGTCATTGCACCTTTAACAACATTGAAACGAACACGCTTGCCGGCAATCTTGTCAAACATGCTTGATTTTTCCATTTGCTTTTCAACGCCGTGCGACTTGCCAACTCCCGGAGGACCCGACACAATCATAGCACGAATGTCACCACTGATACAAGCACTTGCCATTTCATCAAGAATGCCGAAACGTAGTGCAATGCGATCCATTGCCTCAGTTTCAGTTTCCTTGGTCACTTCTGTCTTTGCTTTAAACTCTACTGTATTATCTGCCACTGTCTCTCCGTTCATAAATTGAATATCTTCTATCGTATCCACTTTTACTTTGACTTCGGCAATAGCAATAGCGAACTGGCCCTCGTTTTTAACAGTAACATAGTTACCTTTTTTACCTGTCTGAAATCCTTTGACTAGCGTAAACACTTCATCAACTACAGGTTGATTACGATAGGAGCCAGAAAGAATGCGAATTGTTGACATAGATAAAACCTTTATTTAACTGATAATCCGTTATTTTACACTATAACCCATTTACTGTCAATAGTCAGTAAACCCTAGATTGTACATAGCACTACGAAATGGCTCTGGGCTTTTCGGGTTGGCCCACATATAAACATCGTCACGTACCTGATCGGTGCAATTGAATTCAAACAATTCATAAATTTGATCGTTTGTGGACACTTCACATTGTTGAATAAATTCTACGATACTAGTAATCATTTTTGATTCCTTTATTAACTGAACAAGATTGTATTATACACCCAATACCATTTATTGTCAAGTATTGGGTGTATGCTGTTTTTACTTTTGTGTACGCAAGAATGCAGCTTTGCTATTGTGAATGTCGTAAGACTTTTCACCAGTTTTCACTACAAACAATTTTGCAGTCCCGCAACTGATTTTAGCTGGGCCCATATTGGGTGCTTTAGTCAGTACTGGGATATGCAGGCCCTGAAAGTTTTTCTCAAACAGAATGCGAGACACTTGGCCCTCGCTTGTTGGCAGTTTAGAAAATACAGTGTTATATTGTGCAATCAAAGTATTGATTTCAACTAGAGACATTTTCATAGGTACCTTTCAAGTGATTAAGAGTATATTATATACCCAATTTCATTTATTGTCAACTTTTCTTTTGTTGTTTTTATGCAACAAAAGTTATTCATAGATAAAATCAACTGAATAAGCCGTCATGATACACGAAAATCCATTTAATGTCAACCCTGATTCACTGAATGGCCTATTATTTTTTATAGTCAATTTTCAATTTGTTGATCTGGTTAGTTGTAAATTTGCTAACAGTATACATACCTGTACGTTGACTGCCTAATAATTGTAACCCGATAAATCCGGATGTAGTATTACTTACAGGAATTATAGCACCAACTTGATTATTAGAATCAACCAATTGAGGGAACATATCTGTTCCGTCTATAACTGTAAAATTACCATGTCCATCATTTATAAAGAATGATGTACCCCATAATTGTTTATTCCTATTTGTCCAATAATGTGCTATTACATCCATATTACCATCACGATTAATATCATTTGGAATTAGATTAAAATAATACTTATATCCTAAGTTATTATTAGTTTGTGTAACCGATACAAATTTACGACCGTCTGTATTTGAAAGTACAGTATATCCTGAATCTTCTGACATTGATAGTCCACCGTTTGCCAGTATGCTATCATAGTTAGGTGTGTTTTTATCTGTAACAGTATTTGGCGGGTAGTATATTATATGAGTTGATATTGAAAATACATCAGGCTTGCCATCATTGTTAACGTCAATTGAAATTGCGGACACTTCAGCAGTATTTGTAAGTTTCACTGGCCAGCCGGGAATTACAGGGTTTGTAATTCCTGAATGAAACCAATCATAACCACCTTGCCCGAACGGACCAGTCGGTAAAGTATTTAGAGTTGAAACATCTAACCCATTTTGACTGCCATATACAATAACATGATTTTTTCCAGTCCAATCTCCTGTAATTAACAAATCATCATATCCGTCACCATTAAAGTCGGCAGTCACCATTGAAGTTTGCTTATCCAAATCATTATTAACCCAAGACGATATCGGGTTTGCTGAGGTAGTAGCTTGACCATTGTTTAGTGATAGCAGCATTGTTGTCCCGGGCACACAACCACTTTCCTGCGCAGGTAATAAAATTTTTGTTGTATGACTACCATCAAATTTGCCTATCGCTATCGCATAAGACCTAGATGAATTTTCTGGAATTGAATTGCTGCTGTTTGTAAACACACCGTTGTTATTAATAGCTACACCAATTTTTGACCCAGTCCACGGTGGCGCATCAAGTCCGGCTTCAGATGCAATAATATCTTTTGATCCATCACCATTAATATCAGCATGCCATATCCACGGTGAATGTAATACAGTTGGGGCTCCTTGTGGGAAATATTTATTAGTTAAATTGATTGTTGAATTTTGATCTCCGACAACCGTTAATGGAATGGGCACTTGCGGATATGATGTTACACTAAAGACAAACTCATTTTTGCCGTCACCATCTAAATCTGCTAATAAACCTGAACGGAAATAATAACTTTTTCCTGAACCACCGTACATACTGTAATCAATTGTTGTTGAACTTGATATTAGGATGTCATTTATACCTAAAGAATTTAGTTGAGGATTATTGCTAGCAGAACCACCACCGCCGCCTCCGCAAGCAGATAAAAGTATAACTACTGCAACAGATATTATTGTAGGCTTAATCTTAATCATTTTTTAGCCGTAGCCGCTTCTGCCGATTTTGCTTGTACGCAAGCAGCCTTGATATTTTGAGCCTTGAATTCCTGTGCGGCTTTAGCACAAGTTTCCTGTTGTTCAAACTGACCCACATACATTACATTGGTAGATGACAACCCTACACCAACTAGAACGATAGTCCAAAACATAATTATGCCTTCAAAATGTTAACGATACGCTGATGGATCATATCCATCTCATCCTGCTCAACATAAAAGTCCGTAGTCGGGTCATAGTACTGACCTTCCTTAGTATCGTAATACAGGACACGTCCGGAGAAATTGAAGGGACCTTCTAGCCCTTTACGCGGGCCGTATTTGGTACGCATTTCATCCATCTGAAACTTATCTGCGATAACTTTGTAGCCCATACAAAACTCCTGTTGTTGACTGAATAAGACTCTATTATATATCCGAAACCATTTACTGTCAAGTTTAGGAATGCTACTTTTAGTTTACTTTTTCGGTAACGGTATAGTTGAAGCGCCAATAACTTATGTCCCGTGAACTGCCGTAGCCGGCAAATCCTCGGCTGTTTTCTACGAGAGTGGCACGACCTTCACGGACCATCTTGTTTGCTAGCTTAATCCACTTAGAGCCCTCAACAACGCGGCAATACCCATCGGCATTCATTACGTCCATCACATCAAAATTAAAACTACGCATAATATTTCTCCTTACGCAACCTTACGAAAATACTGATAGGGCAAGCCCAGATCATAGCACAGATATTCCCAATCTCCATTGGCGTTGCTAGCATCCATGATCCAGCGTAATGCTGTTTCCCGATCACGGGCACCCATGCAAATTGTATCGGTGACATGCTTCTCAAACTTCTCAATAGCATCGGCCTCAAAAACCTTACGCTGGTTCTCATTGTCAGCAATCACACGACCCAGGTACTCAAACTCCTGCTGGAACTGTTCCAGAGTCCAAGTGCTGGTGTCAATACCACGAGGACGAATACCATGTGCGTCCTTGTACATATCCCAGAAAATAGACTGGGCCTGCTCCAAGTCAGACATTTGTTCCCAAGTAGTGAATTCAGACATATTTGCTCCTTTAATCAATCTAAGCCTCTATTATAGACCCAAAACCATTTAATGTCAACCGAAAGCGTATGCCCTAACCCACTCAAATTTGGTGTCAGCCGGCACCCACTTGAACTCAGTCCGCTTACGATAGGTCTTCTCAAAGTCCATGCAGATCATGATCCAACCCCGGTCAGGGCTGAAGCCTACCTTCTCAGCGGCTCGGACGATTTCAACCACCCGGCCGTCTGTCATCTTTGCTACTGTGATCATTGTGTGCTCCATTAATCAATCTAAGAGTACATTATATACCCAAAACCATTTAATGTCAATCCCGTTTCATTACATATTCAAACAGAATCCACTTAGCACGATTCAGACATTGACGGGCATCTTCAGCCCGCATATAGTCAACATCACCGTACTCGGTGTTAACCATTTCTTGGGCGTCACTCATGAGGCTAGCAACCATCATAGCAGGACCGGACAGTTTGAAAGTGATGCTAGATTCCACAGACTCACGCATACCTGCTACGGTCACGCCGTACATACGAACTTCACGTTTTTCTTGCTCTGTCAAACGGTCGTAAACTTGTGTCATAACTAGCTCCTTTAATCAATCTAAGCCTCTATTATAGACCCAAAACCATTTAATGTCAACCGAAATTTTAGCTATGGCCATAAGCAAAAACCCCCGATATCGGGGGGGTTTTATGCTAATTTCCACTTAATCATTTTGTAATGGGAAATACTATCCCTATTGCTAAATCTAATTACAGTATCAAGTGTTATCTCGTGAAACTTGCCCCTATCATAAAAGTAATCCCACAAGTGCATCAATTCATTATTTGAATCAATTTCAATTTTGTAAGGTTTATTTTCATTATCTTTCAACCAATACTCTACAAATTTTCTACTTTTGCGTTTTACTGTAAATTTCTTAACTGGAGTAAGTGTTTTTATTGTAGATAATGATATTT